TTATCTGGAAAGGCGGTGAGCCGATGCCGCATCACGGCGAAGCTCATCAATGCTTTGAGAGAGGCGATGCAGAGTCACGGTCATCTCGGAGTCCACCCGTGCCCGTTGCTCAAGGATCGTCATGAGCTGGCGTGTCTGGGTGGCGTGATCGTCATAGACCCGCATCAATGCCCAGGAGCAGGCAGCGGCCAGCAGGATACCAGAGCCAAAGCGCCCAACCGCCCAGATGAGCAGACCGCGCCAGGATTTGGGCACATAGACGGCATTCGGTGTGTCCTGTTGCGCGAAGTTGTGGATTTGAGTCGTGCTCATAGTTGGGAGGCTTCGATGAAGGCTTGGTCGATTTGTTCCGGCTCTGTGAGTCCGATGATGGCAGCCATTTGTATGGTTAGAGGATGATGTCGTTCCGTGGTTTCGGAGTCATTGAAATGCACTAAGGCAGAGTGCTTTTCAGTCGGATCCGTAATGTTGGCGTTGATCCAGGATTTGATGGCCAGAACACGTGCCGCGCCTAACCAGAGATTCCGCTGGCGACGTGTGATGGATTGAGGGACAAGAACCGCTGACAACCTGAAAATCTCCTGCGCACGTTTGTCCAAAACGTCGATCCTCTCTTCTTCTGTGAGAGTGTAGAGAATACCGCTTCGCAGCTCCTGTAGCTCAGGATGCTGTTGAGCTAAGTCAGCTCTGATTTCTTCCAGCGTCATGATTTTTTAAGTCCGTATAGACGGATGATGATGTTGGCTATGTTCCCCGTGGAGAACGCAAACTTGATACCACTCATGTCCGTGGTGTTATTGAGCGATCCGCTGATGTGGCCGTGCAACAATTGAGCGACCGCAGAGTCAGGGTAGGAGAAGTGACCTTTGAACGTCTTCTGGCCCGCTGAATGGGGGTAGATGTCCAGACTGTATAAAGCATAGCCAGCATTTGCGAACTGTGATGCCACGTTCAGCGGAGAGCCGCTTGTGGAGTTTGCGCCTCCGGCACCATACCCCGTCGTGCCATACGAATAGAGCAGACCCGTGTAGTAGGCCGTTCCTGTGACATCGACTCCAGCGTTTCTCCAGATCAGCCTTAGCTGGGTGCCATTCGAAGCAGCTTGCAACTCTTCAATCTCAACTCTGTAGCGCGAATAAATGGAGCTGTTGAAATATCCATCCAAAGCAACCGATGCCACTGAGGAAGCACTCTGAGATGTGATCAGCTCCCATGCTCCGCCGCCACCCCCACCGCCGCCATCGGCTCCAGCTTGACCGCGGATATCTACGCCGTCTGCGATGTCACCCGACAGTCCGCTGGACGTAATGTAGCCAGTCGCGGGCTTATCACCGCTACCACCTACCCAATCGTAAAGATTTAAGACTCGGCGCTCCCCATCGCTAGCGATAGAAATTCGGGGGGACCAACCGTTTAAACCGTCGGCTCCTGGAGCTCCAGGCGATCCATTCTCACCATTTTCTCCGTTAGCTCCGGGCGCTCCAGGTTCTCCATCTATACCATCCACGCCGTTGGTGCCTTTCGCGACAAGCTGGAGCCAATCGGCACCTGCGCCTGGCTCTTCAGTGGTAGCTGACACACACAGCCACAGTGAGCCTGCATGCGTCACAACCGCATTGAGTTCATAGGATCCCGCAGTCCACGCTGAAGGAATGCCCGCGGTGGACCACATACCCAAGTCCATGGCACTACGCATCTCCTCTTTCGTGGCGGAAGCCATGAAAGCATCAATGTCGGTGGATGTAATTAAGTCTGACATTAGGCTGCAAATCTCAAATAGGTGCTCGTTCCGTCAGGTCTTAGATAGCGGCTGACGCCATCAGGACGGCGGTAGGTGTCACCCTCGCCGCTTTCAGACTCCCCCGGCAAAGTCACCCCGGCAGGATCACTCCACGGCCCCTCCCCAAATCCGTTGGTTCCTCTCACCCGGAACTCATAGAACCCACCGCTTAGCCCAGCATCATATTCATAGTAGTTGACTGTGAGGCCAGACGCCAAGCTTGACCAGCCGCCTCCATCCGACTGTGCCTCGATATCATACGCAGTCGCTCCAATGACTGATGTCCAAGTAATGAGGGCTACGTAGCTCAGGTATTCAGATTCTATCGAGACCCCTGGAGCCGCCATTGGCACTGGCAGCGTAACCGCTTCAGGCTCTGACCCAGGGCCTTGTCCGGCATCATTGGCAGGCACCACACGGATGAGGTATTCGCCATCAGAGAACGAGCCGAGCGACATCTCGCTACTCAAGCCTGTTGTTTCACCGAAGTAATCCCAGGTATCCCCTGCGTCGTCAGAGGTCTCAATCACATAAATAAAGCCAGGACTACCAGCCTTGTTGCTGGCGGACCATGTGACAAAAAGCTCCTTGGACAGTTCATTCCCAGTGACGCTTTGGATAACAGGCTGCACAGTCGGCGGCGTAAGAATCCCAGGCGCAACCGCCACCGCCCACTTGCGTGAGATCGGCAGCTTAGGGATGGATGGCGACAGGAGCATTACTGCGCGGATTGAAGAGCCTGCAAGAGTTGGTGATACTGCTGCTGAGCAGCGGCTTGGCGCTCTGGCCCAAATTCACCGCGATACTCACGCGAGATCACGGACGTGGATTTGGGATCCACGATGTCATTGGCGCGCGCGCGGGCCGATGTGGAGAGCGAAGGTTGCTCACCTGTCACCAGCTTGTCTTCACTGACCAGCTTAGCCATCTTGGCGAAGGCCTCGACAGCCCGGGCATTGGTGAAGATCGGATCTGTGTGGGGATCTAAGCCCACCATCTTAGCCATCTGTGCAGCCACGGTGATGTTGGCTTGATAGTCCTTACCCCAGGTTTGTTGGAGCTTCAGACCTTCAGCTTTCAGCATCTCGGCTTCATCGCCCTTGCTAGCCTGAAGGGTATCCATCAGAGAGGTGCCGTAGAAACTCAGGATCTCTTTCACCGCAGCGGGCGGCAGGTGATGCTTATGCGCGAGCGCCAGGAACTTAGCCTCGGCATCCGCATTCCACATCTCATCAGGCAGGCCTTCAGGCTTGAGGTTCTTGGCTTCACCACGGTAGCCCTCTGGTTTCTCAGGAGCGCCCACAACCTTACGCCAGTTGGCGATGTCTTCAGGCTTTGCACCTTCCCCCGGCATCTCCAGCTTTTTGCCAACAAGAGCCTTGGTTGACACATACGCATTGGCGAGGTCCGGCAGGCTTTGGATGGTCGCGAGGCTGCTGTTGCCTTTGAGTCCATCGCCAAGCTTATCCTGCCAGCCTTGATTCAGTGTGCCGTCTTCCTTGGCCCATGACCAGGACTCGCCACCACCAGCGGGAGGTTGCTGCTGCTGTTGCTGACCTTCGCCGAGGAGAGTAGCGGCACCCGCGCCACCACCCGCGCCATCACCTTCAGGAGCGAAAAGAAAAGGAAGTCGGGATTTCATTACGCTTCACCCTCCTTCTTCCCGAGTTTCACCCAACCAGCGTGGGCAATATGGAAATCCTGAGAGGTGCCATCCAGAGCCTTGATCTCATCGACGGTTACGCCCAGGCGTTCAGCCAACTTACCCGCTTGGATGTTGCCTTCAGCCAGCACGTTCAGCACGCGCTCAAGCAGAGTGGGCGAGCCGTTATCGCCTTTATCTTCACCCTCCTTCTTCCCGAGTTCATCGCCATCAGGCTTGGTGAATGTGACAGGCGGGGTGGATGTCTGGCCATCCCGTGCATCCGCGATAGCTCGCAGCAGATCCGATGGAATCTCACGCGGAATGATACAGTTTTCAGCAGGCACGAAATGGCCCACATCCGCAACGAAGAAGGGCTTGGGGTTGTGGCCTGTGATCACAAGGTAACCTGGTGCAGGTTCCTCGATCTTGATGGTGGGATGATCGTAGTTCATGGATATTGGATTCCAGCGAGTTTTGCGCCGAGCCGGACGGCGGTTTGGAGTTCAGTTGTCACTGACCTTTGGCCGTCTTTGATGGCTGCCTTGAGTGAATCAGGACTGGCGAAATCGAAGCGCATGCCATCCGGTGGGAACTTCGCGAGTAGATCCTCCAGCACGCGCTTACCGTCCTCATCGCCGAGGAAGACACGTGCATAGCACTTGGCCAGCTCATCTTGTTTTTGATCACTCATCAGGCGACAGTCATGACTTGTTCGAGTTGCTTACCCACGGGAGAGTCTGAGGGGATTTTCCCCACCTTGGCGGCAGCATCGGCAGCGGCTGCAGCTTGCATCATCTGCTGTTGTTGCGCGGCCTGATCAGCGCGTTCTTGCCGTGTCTTTTTCACGTCGGCTTCAGGCACTAGGCAATCCGCATCCATGCCATCGGCGAGCGCGGCTTGGCGCTCAGCCCTGTCCAGGTCGAAGTTATCCAGAACATGGGGAGCCACTTGAACCAATGCCGTCAAACGCTCCACTGTTCGGGCATAACCAATGGATGGGAGCGAGGCAAGAGCCAGAGCGATTCGTGAGGAATACCGCACCTTGGGCGGTGAGATGAACGCTTGAGTCTCATTGACGGGGATCAGCAGAGACTGTGGTGGCGTCCCAAGTTGACCACCCCGCAGGATGATTCCAAAGATGCGCTCAAGCAGAGGGTTAAAAAGCTCGGTGGTTAGGCGGCTGAAGGTGGGGCTGAACTGAATCAGCTTCTCCTGACTCCGCTCAGCCACCTCACGCGCCGTCATCTGCTTGGTGAGCTGGGCAAACATTTGAAAGAGGTCCACATGGAAGGCCTCCTTGATGGCCCGCTGGCGCTCTTGGATGCGCTGTAGGCCGATGTCATAGCGCCCCTGGGTCATCCACTCCTTGGGTAGATGTGATACCAAATCCTTGGAGAAGTAAGTCACGCCCATGGCGTTACCGTCGATCTCACCTTCTAACTCCTCGGGAGCCAGCACCGGGGGGAAAGCCATCTTCTCCGCCAAGGCATCCATCATCTGCTGAAGGAAGTTGAGCTGGCGTGCTTCAGGTAATGCTGAAAAGCCAGGAGCCCAACCATACAGCCAGCCCGTGGCGCTGCCCCACTCCAGATAGCGAGACACAAAGACAGGCATCTCTTCATAACCGGATACCTTGCACACATGGTAGCCGTCTTTTTCGAAATAGACAGAAGCGATAGGCATGTTCTTATCGTCGATCTTTGCCTTGTCACGCTCAGCGTCTGCACGCGGGTAGATGGCATGGATGTATTCATGCCGCTCGTGAGCTTTTGCCCCGCCCTTTTCAGCCAGCTCTCGCACCTTCTTGCTCACCTTATCCTCACCAAACTTTTGAATGGCTTGCCGTGCAGTCAGCTTAAAGCAGCGCATCACCGTATCCACAGTGCCCTCGTCATCTTCATCGAGGACAAAGGAGCCCACGGGCCACACTTGGGCGTTCAGCGTCTTCTTCTTCCCCGGCTCGACATACAGGCAAGCCGTGCCAAAGCCGCCACGATCTAAGTAGAACTCGTGAACAGCGGTGTAGAAGTTGGAGTTGGCTAACTCCTCGCGGGCCGCCGAGGTGGACTTTGCAAGCCAACGCTTGGCCTCATCATCAGAGGCGCGAGGCTCAAAGGCAAACCATGGCGTTTCCATGGGAGACATCCACGCAAGCTGCCCATTCGCCAAGGTCATATTGGACTGCACCGCCGTGATATCGAAGAGCACGTCATTGCTCGAAGTGCTTGGGCTTGAGACATTGCCATTCAAGCCGGGCGAGCGGCGCGGCATGATGTATTTCGCGATCTCATCCCACAGGGTTTCCCAAGGGGCACGTAAAGCCTTGAGCGCCTCATAACGCTCAAGAAGCTTCTTTCCAAGCTCTGGTTGTTCGCCTGTCATCCGAGCAGTGTTTTAGCCCCTCCAATCTTGGCCCCTGTTTCTCCGGCAAAGATGGTGGATCGTGCTGGCGCTGTGCGTTTCAGGGATTGCCTTCGTGCTTCAATGGAAGCCTGTTCTTGATCCTGTGAGGATTGAGTGATTGCTGGGTTCAACTTTGGTAAAGGCTTAGGCGCTTCTGGAGTCGGCATCAGGCGCTGGCGTTCCATGTCAGCGAGTTGTTGATTCACCAGATTGAGCTGAGCCTTTTCCAGCTTGATTTGCGTCGGGGACGGCCCCTTAGGTTCAGGAGGGCTTCCCATATCATTCGGCCTCCGCGTGAAGAGTTACTTGCGTGTTGGATTCATCAACCCGGCGCACTTGGATCTCTTGAGCATTGGTCACCTTGCACATCCAGGCCTGCCCATCCTTGAGCAGTAGCACACGGCTTGCTGTATCCTCGCCAGCACGTTTCAGATGCACATCTGCACCTGAGTTATTCAAGATCGAAAGGCTGCCGCATCGGTAAGATGGGAACGCGGTCCACTGCGAGCCATCGGCGGCTGTCTGGACAGATAGAAAGTTAGGGCCGATCTCCATATAAGCCCCTCTGTTGACCTCGCTTTAAAAACTCAAGCGCTTTTTCACAGCCTCCATGGAATAGAACTTCACTGAGGGGCGGCCCTTCCAGTAGCGCTGCCATCCAATCAGGGGCAGCTCATATGGAAACAGGTGCATGAGCGATCCCAAATCCCCAGCCGCCAGCCAGATCCACCACGCATCACACTCCTCACGCGGGAAGACATGCCAGGGATCAATGATCTCAGCAGGCGCGGTGGAACATACTGGCCGTGCCATTACAAAACCTGCGGGGGTGGAATGCACGTAGCCGTGCAGCAGATGCGCCTCCAGATGTCGCCGGAAATCAGCCACATCATCGTAGAGTTGTGCGGCGAGTTCGACGGGTGTCATTGGACTAAATATCGCCCTTCAGCCATCAATGGCCAAGCCTAACTATTCCGGCTGGTTTTCTTTATGGAGAACTTTCCTCAGATGATAACGAATTGGCACAATATCGCCAGACTTGAGCTTCTTCTCTTCGACTTCGATCTGTGCCCAGAATAGTTTCCCCCAAGGGACTTCCGTGGCCTGAACTGTTTCATCCAAGATGAGAGGAAACCTCTTTTCATTGATCTCTGGAACGATGGCTGCCCATCCGTTTTTCGTACTGTCTAAATCCGTCGCACGAACAATGATCTGGCGTTTCTGAAGCTTTCTTTCCTGCTCTGGCTCCTGAACTTTCTCATACTTTGTCGGAACAACAGCGAGCACTTCTTTTGGAATCACAATAGCTTCCTCATCGCCAATTTGGATTGAACCAGTGGATTCATTACCATCTGGATGCAGCACCTTGATGATGTCCTTCTTGAGTTCCTCTTTGTTTTTCGTCGCTCTAATAATGACTTCCTTAAGCTCTTCAGGCTTCATGTTCACCTGCGGAGCCCAATTGTTAAAGCTGTTTTCAAAATGAATGTGAATAGTGTCTTTTGTTTCGTCCTTCGGCTTGAACAACTCATAGGCTCCCCACAGGACGGTGGCCCCAATGAAGATTCCCAAATATGTTTTCAGATTAGCCATATCTTTCAGACCTAAAGCTTTACGAAACGCTTCAATATTCTTCTCCATTTCCCGCCCTTTGCCAAAAAACAGTCGGACGACATAACAGTCCTTATAACTCCCAAGCTCAATGTTCTCGATAATCAGCTCAGCATCTTTTAGTGTGATGTTCGCGCTTGCTGCCAAGGCCTTTGCCGCATTTCGAACAATACCGTCTAGGCCTAAAAGGGAATCAGCGAGCATTGTGGCTGTGACTGGTCCTTCAGCTGCATAATAGAAATATTGCTTGGCATCGATGTAATTGGCGGGAGCGGTCATCGCCCTATTTAGGGCGAACCTTTTCTTCATGCATAGTAAAATATGCAATTAAGATGGTGTTCCTAAGAGTAGTGGTATGACTGTTGTTTGTTCATGCGAACATGATGGTGATTGACGCGTGAAGTTTCAACTTCGTTTTGCAAGGGAATCTCTCTGCATTGCAGAACTACCGTTGTGCCAAGCGGAAGTCTAAATTGAGCCGAATCCGGCAGACTTGCACAAGCCGTTGATCCTGAACGATTCTTTAATTGACTGGAATCGGCGGTTTATAACACAACCCCTGCCAAATACTCCCATTGACACCCGTGCTACACTTCCGGCATGAAATTGCTGGCACCTCTGCTAGGCGCTCTTCTTGGCGCGATTGTTACGCAACTCCTTGTCGATCTTTTCGGTATAAGAGTTGATGCAATCCTTGATCACAATGTTGAAGTCATTGCTGGAGATCGGTATTATCTTTTCTCTCTAGGGATGTTGGCTGGTGCGATACTCGCAAGTTGCTGGTGGAGAGCCCGACACAAGAAAGCTGAAGCCAAACTGCCATGGAATCAGAAGCGCCAAGGAGGGCCGATCCTCCCAGGCGCTTCACCTGAATTCCTAAAGCGGCACGGTGGGGCTTAATCCCGATCTTTCCCGCCAAGGTTGTCAGCCCAATCTAGAACTTGGTCCACAACGTTTGCCGCGCCCCCAAGCCAGCCCAATGACTGGCCTGTTGGATGGAGAGCGGATACAGCAGCCACGACATTGAGGGCGGCCTTCGTCGCATTGATTCCCTTCTCGATAGGCTCCTGTTCATTCTCTTTGAACGCGCTTCGGGTTGTGCTGATCGTCTTTGAAATCAGTTCACCGATAGGATTCGATGGATCACTGTCCCATGATGGTTGTCCCGTGGCTGCAGAGAGTATCCCATTGACCGCGCCGGACAGCAGAGGCACGCCGGACAAAGGCCCCATCAGCATGGCCTTGACGTAACGAGCAGGCCCCCAACTCTCCGCATCAAACAGCTCGTCATCATCATCATTCCGCCAATCCGCGATCATGTTGGTGATTGTCTGAAGCATCAAGGGAGCGACCACATGAGAAATCAACATGACTCGCCAATCAGCCTTCGTGCCCTTGCCCTTCACGATCCTGCCAAGAGATAGGCCATAGATGGCAGCCTTCTGGCGTGCTTCACTGGCAAACATGAAAAGCCAGCGCTGATTCGGATTGGCAGCAGCCTTCGCTTCGTAAAGGCTTCGGTCCATCAGTTCAACTGGCTGGGCTGTGCGTGCTACCATGGCCTCAGTCTTCTTCATGGCCTCAGATCGTGCCATGGTTTCATTTAAGCCTGACTTCCGTGCTTCGTTCAAAACGTAGTCGTGATAGATAGCCGCCGAAGCCGCAGTGAAGAAAGCATCTGTACTGCCCAGTTTATCCATGCCCTGCTGAAGAGCCCAACGCGGCCACCGTGTCAGCTTCCCGGGGTGTTCACCCATCATGCCGGCCATTACCTGCCGCAACTCCGGAGAGGCCCCGGCCTCCACCCGCCTGCGGATGATGTCACTTCGAAGCATGTCGCCGAACTCCAGCTTGCCGGACATGAGGCGCTTGAACCCTTTGGCATAGGCCAGAGCTGGCATTTCATACGAGGCTCCGAGGACGGCGAGGCTCTGCTTTGCCATGGTGCCGACGTTCCAGGCCAGGGCTCCAATAGAGACGACATTCTGAAGGCGAGAACTGAACTTCTCCAGATTGCCCAGGGCTGCACTCCGGCGAATACCATCATTCTCGAATACTGTGATCCAGGTTTGCAAGGCAGTTAAAGCCGCCTCGCCACCCTTCTCTTTAACCGATGCTCTTACCTCAGGCGAGAGCGTCACATTCCGAGCCTCCCGCACAAACTCAGCGAAGGCCTTGAAGTGCTCCATGGTGCCCTCATGCTGCCAATAGGTAACCAATGCATCAGCTAGGCGTGGTGGCGCACGGTGAACCCGCCGCGTCTTGATAGCTGATGGGGATAGCCCACCGATACCCATGGAACCAAAGCCACCTTCAGGCGTCATATCCATCCCGGGTAGCATTCCCTCGAAGGTGCCGGGGGAATAACGATCAATCTGCGGCAGAGGGGCGCCAAACATCCGCTGAAACACAGCATTGATGGAAGCATAACCGTCGCGGTATTGCACCGCCAGCCAATCACGGATGGCCTTGGCTTCATTGGTCAGCTTGCCTTCAATCTCATCAATGACTTCAGGTGTCCAGCCGTGATAAGTCAGAGTCTCCTGGTAGTTCCGTTGGCGTGCCAGCATGGTCAAATTGACCGCTTGGAGCTGTGACAGCGGAACCGCCGTTGGAGTGCCTGGAGACAGCCGAGTGATTTCCAAGCTCTCGACCTGGTTCTTATCCGGCTTGGCGTCGTTTTCCTCAATCAGTATTTCCAGCTCCATCGCCTCGATGTCCGAGAATCCGAGAGCCTTCGCTTGATCTGGATCTGCCACCACTCGCAAGGCGATTTCCATTGGCACCTTCACCTTTGATTCCTTTCGGCCCGCCATATGGCTAACCGTCATGGCCGCCGATGAATCCACCTGGGAGTGATCCCATAGCGCTTCCTGGATCTCGCCCCATGATTTGCCTTTCCAAATGTCCATCATTGCGGACTGCCATGCCTGCCGCTTCGCTCGAATGGCATCCGTGCGCTGATAGGTGGATGCACGCGCCCAAGCAACTAAGCGGTTTCCTACTTCGGAATCAGGGCCGAAAAGGCTGTGAACCAACTGCTCGAAGCTGATAAGCTCATACCCCCAGCCGCCCGCCTCGCGGTTCAGCGTTTTCTCGTCGGCAATACCCTTCTGCAATTCTGCAATTCCACCACCTTTACCAGTATCGGATTTCAAGGAGATGGATGAAGCCTGCCAGTCGAGACGCCGCGTTTCATTGAGGAGTCGCCAAGCATTTTTGCCGTCTTTTACAACACTGGAAAGCCACTCTGCCGCAGAGTTGAGAGCCGCTGCATTCTGCTTATCCATGCCGCCAAACAACTCCAGCACCTGCGAACGTTCGGCGAGGTCTGCAAGATTGGCGGTCGGCTCTAAAGCGGCATCGCCGATCTTCTTCCGCTCCCCGTCCATCTCGGCCTCTGGCACCTTGGAGTAAGCTTCTGCCATGGCAGCCAGCCTATGAGCTTCGGGCGTCATGTTGCCCTTTGGCTTCTTACCTGCCTTCATGTCAGGCCGCGCTCTTTCGAAGAGTCCTTTGATTTGCTCCCTCAGTTCCTTTTGCAGGTGCTTTTCAAGAAGGATATCCAAACGTTCCACACGCCGCTGAATCTCTTCCAGCCTGCTTTTCTCAGAGCCGAGTTGAGCCAGCCGCACAAAACCCCCAACCTTCCCGCGAACTTCAGGTGGAAGCACAGAAAGCATGGCATCCAGGGTTTGCATGTCCCGCACAAGTGAAGCCCGCGGGCTCCAATCCTTGGCCTGCATGGCTCCCTGTTCGTCACGCCAAGCCTGTGCTTCTTCCCGAGCCTGTTCAATGGCTCGCGCTTCGACTGCGCGCACATCAGCCGCGGCCTTTTCGAAATCAGCGACATTGCTGCGGTGGGCTTTAATGACACCATCCAAGGCCCTCCAAAGAGCATCGGTGGAAGGCTCTGTAATCAATCCCTGCTCATAGAGATTTTGAGCCATCACATCTGGCATGATGCCAGCGCCGGAGACATACCATGAAGGCGGGACCCACACAGCGCCATCGTAGTCGCCGCCGATGTCCTTACCTTTCTGAAGAGCAGTCGATTTGGACATGAGGCGCCCGTGATCGTGCAGCATGGCAAACACGAGCGGATGCTTCTCAAGGGTATCTAGTCCCGCATGGTAAAGCGCTAAAGCTTCAGGTGATAGCGTCAGCATCCCGGCGTCTGTCAGTTCAACCCGGCGCAAGGCCTGCCTGACTGCCTGCTCATCGTCCAAGCTTTTGGGGCTGCGCTTCTCCACGATTGGCCGGATGCGATCACCCTTCCATGTCCATCTCTCTGTTTCCCAGCGTTCGCGCAAAGCCTGAAGACGTTGCTTGGCTTCCAGTCCAATCTTACGCCGGGCATCGGGATCTTTGGCAAGGTGCTTATCAATGCGGTCCTGCACCTCTGCGAGACGAGCGCCGGAGGAAAGGCTGAAAGCACTCTTCCGGCCCTGACCGCTGGCCTCTTGGACTTTGGCAAGGTCGGCAGGTGATGTGACTTCTAAGATCCAGTCGATGGGATGAAGTTCACCTTGCGTATCCACCAGAGCGTTACCTTCGGTGTTCACGTCCCGAATTGTCACCCCAAGAATGGGATGCACCCAGGAACCTTCATATTCGAAGTAGCCCTTTGATTTCAGGTAACCCGCAGCCACGCCCGGCCCTGGTTCATCGCCAATAATAAACGGCTGGGAAATAACTGTCCGGTATTCGTCATCGCCAGGGAGTTTCACAACGCCCTCAATGGTGACCTCATCACCAAGACGACGGTTAGAGAGTGCCCACCGCTGGATGTAACGCCCGGCATCATCGGCGTAGAAGCCGTGCATTCCTGGCTTGGTCAGCTTCACCATGCGCTGACTGTCCTCATTAAGGTAAGCGATGTGTTCACCGCCTGCCTTCACATCCACTTGCTCTGCTGTCAGGCCTGAGAAACTGGCTGGGTCAATTTCCCGCCCATTTTCACGTGCCCACGCCACGAATCGGGAATGACTGATGACGCCTCTCCCAGACTTCCCACGTTGTTTCTCATCTGTGCTCGAGCGCGACTCAACTGCTCCGGCGTCCACTTCGGAGAGTTTGAGGAAGATGCTGGCTGGATTTCTGACTTCATCGCTCGTTAGGCTATCATTTAGGTTACCGCTGTCAAGCAAGCGGAGGCTGGGGGGCATGGGCGACAAACTGAAGCTCGCCCCCTTTAAGGCATCTTCCAACATCACCCGCTCCATGAGAGCCTTGGCAAAGTCAGATCTTGAGAAGTCGTAATCCTCGGCTACCTCGCCCTCATCCACGCCACCTCCACGGGCTTTCATCTGCTGAATATAGGCCTGATACTCATCTTCAGCCCCCGGCATCGCGAACAGCTTTTCGGTCGCAGCTTTGGCGCGGAGCTTCTCTGCCTTCTTCCCGGCTTTCATGGGGTTCTTTTCAATCTCCTCTTGTGGAATGCCGTGCTGCCAGACCTTCATATCCGCCACGAGCTGACGGCCCATCTCTGTAGCGCGGAGAGAGAATGACATCCCACTGTCCACACGACGCCCATTCTCTTCGAGGATCTTCACCAAAGATTCGTCAAAAATGACGTAGTTGGAAGTGCCGTCTTTTTCCCCTCGGCTCATGCCGTCGAGGTAGCGGATACCGGGAATGCCCGCCGTTAAGAGACGCTGTGAAACTTCTTGGGCGGTCTCGCCTGGGAAGAAATTGTAAGCGTCCAGCCAGCGCTTAGCCATGATGTCTGGCAGCAACCGTGTCAGTCGTTTGGAGGCCAGATGCGGTTCAATAACCGAAAGTAGAGCGGCTTGAACCTGTGGAGATTGTTTGTTCAGCGGCTTACCGAAATCCAGAAACTCGGATGCATCCGGGAGGAGTTCGACGGTGTAGATATTTGGAGGAACGCCTGTTTGCCGAGTAAATTGTTGATCGTAAAAGCCGCCGCGGCCCGATACGGCTGGGTTCTCAGCAAAATACAATCCCCATCCGTAAACTTGAGCGCCTTCCCCAGAGCCGATTTTGGCCATTGAAAAACGATCAACTTTATTGGGAGAAGCGTGAAAAGCACGAATGCTGAACGACATCGGGCCGATCATCTGCGCGCCGTCTGGCATCACAGTAACCTTGCCCTCGCCCATTGGCTCTGCCCGGCCAAAGACGCTCTCGCGCACTTGGAGATATGAGGCGTCGCGAAGAGAAAAAGCCATTCCGCTCTCAATCTCCTCAGCAGTCGGCATCCTGGCTGTCATGCTGTCCTGGTCTGCGATGGCCTCAAGCTCTGCGGCCAACTCACGATCATATTTCACCTGTTCCTCAATGCCGAGCAGCTTGTTGACATAGCTTTCCCAATCTTCACCCAGCTTTCCGGCATCCTTCGCCTGCTTCAGTGTGCGCACTGTGCCCATGACGCCGCGCAGCCAAGCCCCAACCGCGCGCAAGAATGCACGAATCTTGGAAAAGGCGCGCGCGTCTTGAGCGTTGGCAGCATTGAGAATCGCCGCATCCAGAGCACGGGTAATACTCCCAGCTCGTAGGCCTGTGCGGCGTCCATTGCGATCACGTTCCAGAACATCGCGGACGGCCAATTCAACCAGCGTTTCCCGCACCTCCACAGCGTCCCCGTTCCCGCTGGCGATCTTGTGAACACGCTCATACAGTGCCTTCTCATCCGCTCCTTTTGCCCGGCGTGGGTCGAGAACTGGAACCAAAGCGCGCGCGGCTCTCTGGCTCATGTCCATATCCAACACACCTGTCTGCATACCCGTCCGCCATGTGGCTTCAAGCTGCTCATGCAGGAAGGTCATCACCTGCGGTGCCGCGCTCTGGTTGATTTGTAGGCGCTGGACAACGCCTTGAACCGCTTCCCCAACTCGATCCACGAACACTTCATTGATTCCGTTCACCAGGACATCGATCTCAGCGTTCCCGCTGGCAGCAGCTTCCAGAGCCGCTTCAGCTCGCAGGTTCGCCAAGCTGGCAGCATCGGTGATTTCACGGGTGATTTGTCCACCTCGCTGGAACCGAATGCTATTCCCATCCGATAACGCCACTTCACCAGTGAAGGTTGTGCTTCGGTCGGTATTGATAGGCGCAGATGCATGCCAGTCATCCACCACCGACACGAGCGCTTCAGCCTCCTCTTGTGTGGCCACTTGCTTTAACCCTTCGCGGATTCGGCGAGCGGCTTCGGCACTGTCCACATTGATTGTGGTGCCATCACCCTGGCGCACTTGCCAGCCTTGCCCGGTGCGGAAAACGTCAATGGTATATGCCGAGGCTTCAGCTTGTGCGGCTGCTTCCTGTTGCTGTTGCAACGCCTGGATTTCGCCTTGAAGTTGGAGCCTCTGCAGTCGCTCTTCTTTCGTCTGGCTGTCCCAGGTTTCACGCATCATGGAAATGCGGCGTTGCCCGTCAGGTTCGGCGGCAATCTGCACAGCGGCATCTTCACCAAACACACGCGCCAGTTCTGCTTTATCGCGGGTTAGTGCATCCACTTTGGCTTGTCCAATCTCACGACGTGAGGAGATGCCCGCCCCCAGCAAGGCCAACGGCAGAGAAATCAAAGCCACTTCAGGCAGCGCCTCTTTTTTCCAAGTCTGCCACTCTTCAGAAAAGGACTGTGAACGTGCTGGCACGGCATCAAAAGCCGAGAGTATTGATTGCACCGCTGGAGCCGCCATGTCTTGCAATGCTTCCTCGCCGATCTCGATAGGAGCGCGGCCAAGCGATTGCATGAGCCACTGCGTAACCCATTTGCTCCCCGGCTTCGCGCCAACAGACGCCAAAGCATGAGAGACGCCAGGGACTTTACCCAGGAACTCACTGGCAGATTCAACAGCGGCGGAGAAAACGCCAATGGACAAAGCCGCCGATTCAGCGCCGACACCTGTCCAGCCGTTATCATCAAAATCCCCCACAGCGTCAGCTCCATAGCTGGACGCCAAGAGCACGCGTCCCGCTGGATGGACAGAAGCCACCATAGTAGGGCTCGACTCCATAAGTCCGAATAGAGTCGTATCAATGAAGTCTCTTGGCTCAGCTGGATCAATGATACCTCTGGCAATTGCTCGCAGATCCCTTTCGACTCGAACCCTGGCGCGGATGTAATTTGCATCCTCGGTATTACCCACCACATCAGCAATGGTTGCACCTGCGCTTTGGGTGCCTTCAAAAGCACCATCCACGACATTTGAAATCCCTCTTCCAGCGCTTTCCCCCGCCTTCTGCAACCATCCAAGAATGCCGCTCTTGTCGTCTTTGGGTGCTCGCTTTGCCAACTCGATAATGAGGTGTTTCGCATGGCGGTAGGCTTTAGGATCATTGGCGGCGAGCCCGGCCAAATACCGCTCAGGATGCAACCATGTCGCGGCATTCGTTTCCTGTGTGTCGGCAGTGCCCATTTGCTGCTGCAACATCTTCACAGCGTTCCTGATGGTTGGGCCGTTGTCCCCCATCTCAGACTCTACCTTTTCACGCGTTTTATTCCAGGCTTCCCAATAATCACCCTCCCGGCTGGAGTCATAACCCGGATGCTTGCGAGCGGCTTCTAACCACCTTTGGAAACTGTTCTTGTCTTCAGTCTTGCCTCTGGAGCTGCGACGTTCTCCCATGAGTGCGGCCGTATAGGCTGTGCCAATCAGCCCGTCACTTTCCCCCGCGCCAAAAACAAGCTCATGTGCAGACTTTTCCTTCGCCACTTCCACCTTGGCTTTTTCAAAGAACAGCTTGTTGTCCAGGTGCACGGCTTCATTCCAGTGCCGATAGCCATAATCAAGCGAGTAGCGGTCATATCCATCGCGGATCTCTTGCACTGGTCGCTGATAACGACGCGCCAGAAATGCAACATTCGCCTCTCGAAGGCGCATTGCTTCCGATGAACCGGGCACTGCACGTTCAGCCATCTCAAAGAGTCCATTTTCCTTATTAAGAACCGTCGGATCTTCAAAGATAGACCACAACCGCGTGCGTTCTTGCTTCTCGCGTTCGACAACCGATGGCCATAGCGGTTTTCCGGCGTTCGCTTGTTGATCCCGGTAGCCCGCTAGGAACTTGGCAAGTCGAGGCTTGAGCGTTTCGTCTGCCTCGTCAAATCGGTCGAACACTTCGCGCGCGTCTCCTTCTTTAATAACCATATGACTTAATTTTGTCTTCAAGGTTTACTGCCTTTTCTCTAGCTCCTGGCGCTGGCAACAGGGGGTTAGTCGGTTGAGAGTCGATGTCTTGAGGGGAGATGGTAGCCCCGTTTTCTAACATGATTTGAAACATGCGTTGCCGGGCATCCTCAGGCGTCCACTCCTTGTTCTTCGGCATCTTGGCTTCCTTTTCGAGCTGCTTGATGGCGGCTTCCAGCTTGTCTTTGCTCGCGGCTTTGGCGAGAGGGTCCACCTCTTTCACCACCACCGGGTTGCCATCGTTTTCCTTCACTTCGGCACCGCCTTTATCTGGCCAGAGTAGATCGATGCCGAACAGGCTTTGCGTCTCGGTTTCTGTTTTACCGATCTTCTGCGGATCTCTCACCACGTTCACGCCATCAACTTGGACAGGCTTGTTCACTTCCGCGAAAGCGTTCCCCTCAAAAGCAAGGCGAGTCGCCTCAGCGATGGCCGGGCCAGTAATAGCCGCTTCACCCGTGCCGCCCTGCGCATCCTTCAGGCGTTGCATCACCTTGTCGCGGTAGGCGGTGGGTAAGCTCTCTGCTGCCAGTTCAATGCGTGCAGCCGCGATCATATCCTTATCCATATCGCCCGATGACTGAAAGCCACCAGCGGCAGCCGAAAGCACAAGGAAGCGCTCTTCATAGTTCACCTTACCTTGCTTGGCCTTGATGCTGTCTTCGATCATTGCACGATGCCATGGCGTTGCCTGCTTGAGGTTGATTCCCAGACCGTCCACAGTGGCGCTCCCGATCTTATCGGCGGGCAGCAGGTCAATCGCGCGCTTGGCCGCGATCACTTCGTCTTGCGCGGCAGCTTCGCGGGCGACGCGCATCTTGGAAAGCTCATTGGCTCGCTGAGCTGGGTTGAGATTGGGAAACTTCCACGGATCCTCAAGGTCAGTAACTCCCTTGGTAGGGTCAGTATCAGCAAGGAACGATACAGCTCGAAGATCCTCACCCACGGCATGCCGATACTGGATATCAGTGAGAGCATTCTTGCGAGCTGCCTCGAACTTGGGCTGTGTGATGTCGGTGGGGACTTGCGCGTTCTGCCAAAGCTTCCTCGCCCCGTTGACATCCTGCATAGCCAGGAGCCTGTCAGACTCGGCTCGAAGCTGCTCAAGCTGCACGGATGTTGCCTGCACCTGCCCATCCATCCGGTGAGCTTCGGCTTCCGGCAGGGCCAGATAACCACCTGAGACAGCCTCGTTTAGTGTGGCATCACCTTCGCCGCGATTGCCTTTGATGTAGGCTGTATTGGCGCGGTTTAGATAGGACTGCTTAGCGAGCCCGAATGTCTGTTTTGTCGCGGCTAAATCCGTGCCGCTGACAAACTGCTTCTGCCACACATCACCGATCAGCTTCAGGTCTGCTTTGGCGGCCTCACTCATCTCCTTCATGCCAAGGTAAGGCTTGAGCGTCTCCTGGGCCCGGCGCTGAGCTTCAGAGGTCCATGATTCCGGAGCATTGGGATTCTGAGCCTGCCAGGCTTTGAAGTCGATGGCGGCCTGATCCATGGCTGATTGAGCCGTGTTGATCAGCCGTTTATCGGTGGCCTCTTGCTTCTTGATAGCCAGCGTCATTCCCAGGCTGCCCGTCTGTGTCAAAGCCCGCCCCACGCTGCCAAGTGCTTCATAAGGTGCAGCCATGGCTTGCGGGTCCATCAGCGGCATCTTGGACGCCTCATTGAAGCGCAACATCGCTTGCTGCACGTTGCGGCTGTCCATGGTCGGTCTGCGCTCCCGATCAAAGATCGTAGCAGGAGCATCCGCCAAGGGAGCTGTGGACGGTGGGAGAATGGGAACGAGGGGCATATTAGCTTGAAGCGACGGTCATTCCTGTCGAGCCAAGGCTGGAAATCAGAGTGCTCGCGGCTTGATAGTTTGCGGCTTGCTTGGCTGCACGGCCTGTTAGGCGGGTAATCTCAGCTCGGCGCATGCCGGAGTTGTATTCAGCTTGTCCAGTGAAGGCAGTAAGCGCGGCCTGTGTCAGTCCTAGATTGCGGTCCATCGTGGCACCCTGCAAAGCCAGTTCACCGCCAAGACGCTCCATATCAGCCTCACTGAATAAAGTCCGGCGCTTCTGCTCATTGGCAAGGTGCTGCTCATCGCGATCCTGTTGGATCTTCGTCGCGGTTTCTGCGAGCAGGTCCAAGGGCGTGCCGCTGGCCTCAAGAACGCCGCTGTCAGCCAAGGCAACTCGCTGTTCGGCCTGCATGGCCGCAAACTCCTGCCGTCGCTTGTCCAAATTCGCCCGGTTGATTGCGTCTTGCTGGAGATTTTGTTGTTCGAGCTGTTCAGCGTTGCGCTTGCGAGCGTTCGCCTCGCTTTGCCTGAGCTTGAAATTCACATCAGCTTCTGCAGCCTGCATCTGCGACTGTGCATTGAGCACATTCAGATTGTTGGCCGCCTGCCGCTCCTGCTCTTTGGCGTTAGCGTTGGCAATGGCTGCTTGAGTCTTACCAGATTGATAAGAGCCGTAGGCGGAGACAGCCGCGCCGACAACGGCAACAATTGCAGAAACAACGAGTGAAGCCATATCAGAGAGTGAGGATCATAGGTTTCCGTTCTGTCAGCATTGGCTTGAACCCCATGCGAACAAGGAAGCGAGCTAGCCCCTGCGGAGCCAAAACCTTGAAAGTGGTGAAAGTCGCCTCCGGTTCGTGGCCCTTCCCGGCGACAGCCACGAGGCAGGAAACCGCATAAATGAGCGCCCGGCGGGCATCCTTCACCGATAAGCCAGGACGTGTCACAGGGAAAGTCAGCTCAGCCACAGACACACCAAAGCTCTCGTAGCACCACAGAGCAGCAGCGGGTTCTCCATTGAGCTTCACTATCACTCCAAGCGGGGGGAGCGATGCCTCATGGAATGCAGACCCTGAATGCATACGCCACCAGTAGGACACCATTTCAAAGTCCTGGCGATCATACATCACAGCTTCAAGGCCCGTCACATCGCAGATGTCAGCGGCCCTAACCCTCTGACTTGGAGGGGCAAGCGCCCGAGGAGAATCCATCATCCCCTCAATGGCAATGTGCGATGTCACCCGCATTCGCTGCCAGTGGGATAGAGCGGACGGTGAAGGAATCGCGCCGCCACAATGCGCCACCAACTCAGAAATCAGAGCATTGTCGGTTAGATCGGCGAACTCCAAGAACATAGCGTTTGGATTTCCTCTCAACAGATCCCGGGTCATGGAGAAGGCCAACATGCAAGACGCCCACCCCTCCTTTAGGCTTTGCTCCAGTTCAGGGGGCGAGGCCGCAATAAGATCTCGTAGCGCGTCTTCACCGTTTCGGGATACCACCACGAACCGCGCATCCGGCCATTGCTCCAGCAGTCGGGCCGTCCAATAGATCAAGGTTGGGTCAGCATCTCCCGGCACCTCGCGATTCTGGGCATAGTCCTCAAATGAGGCAAAGCCACGCATGCCCTCGTGATAACATGGACGACCACACATGCTCAGCACGGTGGAAAGCCATGCGGTGCGGGTGCGGGGGAGTCCAAGGATAAAGAAGGGCTGTTCAGTCTCCATAAAGGTCGAGTTTGAGAAGCATGCTGCCAATGGTTAGCGGCAAGAGTGTGGAGGTTTTCACCAAGGCGTCTGTCCCAGGACGGGCAGAGGATTCAACCGGGGCGTCCAAGTCCCCGGTATAAAGCGAGCTATCGGAGTAAGGTAGATCTTCGAAGGTGCTGGATGGATGCTCGGCCACCTTACCGCCCTGGCTCTGATGCACATAGAGGCCGATGCGCGACACGCGCCAGAGCATGCCTTGAGCTGAGCCCTTTTGTGACTGCAACTCGAAGCGGCAAGGCTGCAAGGTGCTGGTGAATGGCAGGCCCACCACCACCACAGATGCTGGAGAAGACAGCGTCAAAGCGCCGCCAGATACCACCTGATCACTCAACTGGATGCCATCGGCCAAGATACTTACCGTCTTGCCGTTCAAATGGTCCAGGCCAGTGATAGATGTTGTTGGCTCGCCGTCATACCGCACGGCGGAGTCTGCAAAGATCATGCGTTGATGGTCGGTGAAGTCGCGAGCAAAGACGCGAGGGTCTAGCCGCTCGATGGTGCGGATGCTGCCGCGTTTCACCGCCAGCCAGACTTCATCGGCCACGGTGCCATAGATCACCGCGACGGATTCCACCTCGCCATCCGTCTCATGCACGTGCCAGCCAAAGACATTTTGCTCAACTTCCAAAGTCATCCCCAGGAGCTTACCGCTATTGGTCACCGCCCAGAGGATGGAGTTAGGGTTGCTACCAAAGGCCAGTTGTTTGATCCCATCCAAGGAGATGTGTTCTGCCAGCACCGTCATATCCGCTGTCGTCCACGGCTCGTTGTTGGAGCGTTGGGAAATGCGCCGGACCTTGCGGCCTCCGCGCTGCACAAACACCACCACCTCATTAGCCATGATGGCCGCCACTGAAGAGCTGCCAAATCGGCTCTGGCGCTGGAAGTCAAAGTTGGTTGGCGTGATGGCCTTGCCCTGGCCCGATACTGTCCATTCATCCCCGCCGGTGCCGATGACCATATCGGCCCCCTGGGAGATCATCCACTGGATAGGGTTCAACTCATCGGCCAGCGGAGTCCAGGAGGCAGAACCATCATCCAGAGATGTCCGGCGAAAGTTCTCAATGTCGCCGCTCACACTGCCCCAGATGCGCATTGGAGCCTTAGCCGTGCCTGCAAACCACAGGCGGTTCTGGTGCATGGCAACTGCACTTGGAAATCCTTGATACTGACTCCATGCGCCCTCAGTCCACACGTAAGTTGGGCCTGTCGAAAGCAATGGCGTGATGACATCACATGCGGCATTCACACTCAGCCCTTCCGGTGTCAGGGTGCCGATGCCAGTAATCTTTACCAGCCCATTCATGCGTGCATCCGATGCCTCAAGCAGGAAGCGAGGAGCGGCAGCCGTCGAAGTCTCTGAGGATGTTCCGGCAATGATCCGCAACCGCAAGGTTTCGTCTCCGTCAGTCTGGCCTGAGGCTGAGATATTGCGGTCCATCTTGGAACGCCAGGAGCGCACGAAGTCCCAGCCTCCGGCAGCATTCAGACGTTCAAGATAGAGAGTGCTGTCCCACGAGCCATAGGTGAACACTTCCCAGCCACCATTGATGCGCAATCCCGAGGTATTGGCCCCCGAGATCGTGGTGTTAGCATCCACGCCATCATGAAGGAACACATCATCCCATGAGCCACCCACCACAGTCATGGTAAGATTGACCGCATGCGCACCGGTGCCTGGCTTGCGAGCGGTCACGGTTACATCGGTGCCTGAAACGGTCGCGGTAACATCGGCATGAGCCGCAGTGCTGCCAAAGTAAGCCGTGCCCGCTCCTGCGCCTGCATTGATCGCGGCGGCGAGGTTGGAAGCACTGACCCCCGCATTGGCTCCAATGTCCACGTGACCAGCCAGCGTAGGCGTTGCCACAAAGGTGTAGGTGCGGCTGCCAATCGTGACAGTTGCATTGGCTGTGGGATTGGTGGGGATACTCAGCACACCCGTAGCCGCCACCGGGGCAGAAGTGGACACGATCTCGACAAAGGCATTCTCGCGGCGGTGAGTCAGCTGCCAGTAAGATCCTACATGACCCGGACGGAAAAGAGGTCGATTTGCCGTGAGCTCCCGACCTGAGCCAGCAGTTTCGTTGTCGATCTGAATTGAGGTCTGGAAAGGACTGGGGTTATTGAGAGCCTCAATGCGAGCGATGTCTTGCCCCGCTGGCAATGTGTAATCAAAGCTGTTTGTCACCCACCGGAATTCTGTTTCCACAGCCAGCACATCCGTGACTTGGATGTTATGACTGATGGTCGGGTCAAATGTCGCATACTCTGACCATGCGCCAGACCCTGGCGTTTCCCGGTATTCAAGGGCCATGCGTGTAGCTCCAGGTGCGTTCAGTTGCAATGAATCCAGCCCAGGAGCTTGATAGTTGAGAGTATATCGAAACGATCCGGCAGGGATAGTGACAGGCTCGGGAGCCGCACCTGTAGCAATCGGATAATCCGACAAATACATACGGGCAGGATTATTGCCCATACGAAACGAGCCCTCAAAGTAAGGCCCTTGGTAGTGGAAAGCGAAAGTTTGCGTAGCGCTCTCCCCTGGCGGAGATGGGGTAACGACCGGGATGGGGTGAATGGTAGGCAATGATCCATACCAAGTCACATCAACGATAGGCCTCCATCGATATGGACCAGGAGGCACGCCACCTCCATTAACGATGAACAACCGAGTAACCACCAAGCGTTTCATTTCCCCGTCGTTAGGGGGCGGCGTGCCCACGATTGTGACTGTGGGATCAATACCACTACTGGGGATGAAAGTCTTCTGCCTCCAAGCGTAGGGCCGCCAGTCATAATCGCTGACGATATCGAAGTTATCTGGCAATGCTTGATCCCCTGGATTCTCGTCCAACAACGGAGGAAATCGCCAGTCGATCACCTGGATGCGCCAGTCATTATCCGAATACCGGATCAGCTTGCGAGGCTCATAACCTGGATGCGTGAGATAGACCACATCGTTGACTTGGCACATCTGCACATCAGGAAGGTCATCCGCCCCGTAAGGCAAGAATACAGGCTGAAGCAGAGATACCAGCGCCCCATTCTGCCACACTCGCAAACCGAACTCGGAAAGCTCCAGCATGGCAACTGTCGAAGAGCTGAACTGGAAGGAACGCAGATTGGATGGCGTGTCATTGCTGGCAGCCATGCCAATGAACTCCATGCCAGGGCGTCGGAAGGTTGGGCCGTGGGCATGGATCACAAAGTTGCGAAGCTGCCGACAGCCAGAGGCAACTTTCTCCACACCGAAGCGGGAGCCCATAAGCTGGCTGATTTCGCCCGCATTAAAGCTGGGGATATGAATGTGCGCGGTGGACATGATTAGGGACGGAACGGCCCACCATGACGGCGAGCACGCAGGGCTAAGGAGTTGAAGGGGAGCAGGCCTTTGCGGCGACGGCCTTCATTGGCATCCACACGACGGGCCAGTGGTGCCGTTACATTTTGGTAGGCTGTCAGCAGGTCGCTCGTCTTGTTCGTAGTGCCTCGAATGGTTTCAGAAAGAGCCACCGCCAGCTTGAGGGCGAAGGCTTGAGCAAAGAGAGAATCAGTCAGTGCCTCGTCAGATTCGAGATCACGGATGTAAACAAGCCGAAGCGTCGAAGCATTCGTGAGCAGCTTGCGACCCTCGACAACCCACTCTTCAGAGATCCAGTCGCCAGCCTCGGAATCATTCACCTCCAGCACGCGCAGGCAGTCCTCAGGCAAATCAAATTGATAGGACCAACCGAATTTCGGAACCTTCACAAATTCCCCATCTTCAGTCAAACCTGTCTCGGTAAAAACCGCCTCATCCAGGATAAAGGCGGTGCTGTCCGCCACCGTGACCGACCACGATCCATTCAGACCTTTTTGGGACGTGTTGTTACGAATGTGGATGCGATCTCCTGTGGCTAAGCCATGAGGTGAGCCTTGATCCACTTGGATGCCGCCACTGTCATCACTGAAGCCATCCAAGTCCATCCACACGAGGCTGGCATTGTGGCGTTTCACCGCAAAGTTCCAACGGTGAGAACGAAGCACCTCTTTAAGCACAGGCTCATAATGCAGATCACAAGCCCGAGCTGATGCGTTGGCATCCCCGATAGCTGCAATCCTTGCCTGCCCTAGATGGGCAAGTGCCACATTGCAGAGTTCGAGCTGTGTCATGGCCTGGAAAGAAAAAGCGCGGCCCCTTTGGCGGGAGAGCCGCAAAACCCGTTTTCCACACTCCGACCAAGGAGCGTTAGCGACCGCGCTTGTAAGCGAGGACGAAGATCACGTTCACGCCCGCCGTGGGGGATGTGGAGGTCACCACGGTGGCGAACACCTCGGCATTGCCACTGCCCGAGTCAGGGACCAGCGGCGTTTGAGCCAACCACGCGGGCATGGTATGAGCGGCGGCACAGAACTCCACCTTACCCGCGGTCGTCAGCGCCACGCCGTCGCCCCAGCCATCGGGATTGTCTGCTGTGCCCACATCAACCGTAAAGGCGGTGCCAGGATCGGCGTCACAGATGATGCTGGAGAGGTGAGGCAGCGGGATCACATCCTTGGGCAGGACACACAGTTTGATGATATCAGCAGCCGCTTCGTCCGTGCCACCCGTGAGAGTGTAAGGGATGATTGCAAACTCGACATCACCGCTGGCGATGTTTGGGGGAGCCAGACGGGAGGTATTGGCGCGGTCCTTTTTCTGGAGCGCGAAAATGGGGGTTTCGAAGGTGACAGGCATAATCTTGGATGCTTAAAGGGTTCAGGAACTCAGGGGTTCAGGGTTATTCCGTGCACTCGATCACCACCACACCCTCGTCATAGACGCGAGTAGCGCCGAGATCGTATTTGGAGCGGATCTGGACCGACTCAGAGAGGTCATGGCGGATAGCCATATTGGAAGACATCGCGCCCTTGGTTCGCTTGATGGAGCCTTTCACCCAGGCAACGCAAGTGCGAGTCGTGCTTACCTTACGCAGCTTGGTGGACTTGATGAACTTGAAGCCCATGAAGGTGTCAATCTGACCAGACACCAGAGCTTTCACGCTGTTGTAGTCCGCCGACTTCACCTCAGTGGTGTTCAGCAGGTTGGTAAGCTGCTTGGGAGACACCACCATCACACGAGGAGCACCGTCTTCCAGCTCGCCGTCTTCAATGATCTCGTTGGCTTGGATCAACTTGGCCAGGGTAAGGCCAGTGCTGCCGTGCACAATCACCTGAGAGGAAGGCAGGCTGAATGGAGTTGTGCCCAGTTCACCCGTCATCACCGGATCAATCGCCGCCGTCCATGCAATGATGTCCTTATCGCGGTTGTAGGCGTTGCCGTGGCTGATGACATAATCACTGGTGGGAAGAACCAGCTTGCCAAGGTTTTTGGCGTCGGTGTCGTCCACGAGGTTAGTCACAGAGAAGTTCCGGCGTTGTGCCCAACGGTTGTCAGAGTTCGGATTCGAGATCTGCGTGGGCTGGTTACGCTCTGTGCGCTCGGAGCTTTCTTGGGCACCGAGGCGGTCGTAGCGTTTACGTTCGCCAGAGAAGTCTTCATCGATCACGAAGTCATCGAGTCGGGCTTTGGTCTGCTGGCACCGATGAATCCAGTTCGTGCTGAACTCAGTGGTAAAATGTGCGGGAATATGATCAGGCATAAAGGAGAGAATTGAAGTGAATCAAGGTTCTCGGGCGGCTCGGTAGTCAGCGTGAGCTGGCCTCGCTTAACGAGTAGTCCGCCGCTTGCGGTAGTCCTTTCGGGCCTCTGCGACTTAAGACCCTCTGTTGATCTCGCTGAAAAAGTTCAAGCGGAAATTCTGCGCGGCTTCATTCCCTTGCGCTGGCGTCTCTCACCATACTCCCCTGGCCTTGGCTCAGCGGCTGAAGAGAACTTGAACAGTCCCGCCCGGTGAGCTTCGGCCATGTGTCGGAGTGCATCGGCTGGGTGGCTTGCCCAGTCATGCACAGGCTCTGCCTTCGTGAGAGCTCCCGCGCCCTCCTTGTGCTGGCGATAGGCGGCGAGTGCTTCTAGTCCCTTCTCGACGGCGGGAGTGTTCCGCCAGGAGATGCTCGGCATCATCTCAATCGCGTGATTGATCCCGATCCACACCGATGCCGTTCGTGGCACACACACAAGGTTAGACAGTCCAGCCGTCCGCAGCTCCGAGGCAAAGTTAGAGCCGCTTCGTTCTGTCTGAAGTGCATCGTGTGGCAGGTAGTGCTTACCAAGGTTGTAGCCCTTAGCCAGGAGCATGGCGACAAGCTCAGTTAGCGTTCCTTCGAAGCCCGCGACATAATCAATGATGCGGATCTCACGCCCGACCACCTGCCAAAACCAAATGGCTGTATGACGTGGGGAGCCAAGATCCCAAGACGTATTCACCAAGGCATCTCCAGCCACAGGCATGGAGCAGATACGGCCCTCAGTCCGAGCCCGATCCAGAGAGGGTGCGTAGATGGCACCTTCAATCGGCGCTCTCCAGCACTCATCAAGAAAGGTGGGGTTCTCGCGCATCATAAAGATGCCCTGCGTCCGTCTCTCCTGTGCCCACCACCGCCGCTGCTCGTCGCTCAGGTGGATTCCATCACGTTCCAGCCGCTCTTGAATGTCATGGAAATACTTGAGGCTTTGCGCGTCATGGGAGGCATGAGGGGCCACGTTGCGCGGATCTTGCCACCAGGGGGAGAAATCAACCTGCCAGTCATCGGCAGTGCCTTTCAACGTCGGCTCAATGAGCTCGTAAACCTTGCCACCCTTACCACCCTTCCAGGTCGTCTCTCCAACTATCACACCGTGGCGAGCCGATGGCAGCGCTCCTGTTACGATTTCCTCGGCCCGCTTCGGATCATCGAACTGAATAACCGCCACCTCAGACAGCCAGAGGAAATCATTGGAGCCACCACGGGCCTTTGTGCCAGCATAGAAGGTGGATGGTGCGCTCTGTTCTGGATCTTCCGCATCAATTGTGAGCTCGGAGTCGTTATCCTTCAGCTTTCGCAAAGGCATGATCTCCAGCGCGGCGTTGACCGCCACCTTCACAATGCCAGTCATCTTCTTGGTGGCATCCTCACCTGTCTGATCGATCAGCGTCGCGGTGAAGCTTTGGCGGAAACAGAGACAGTCAGCAATGAAGACACCAATGGTGGTGGACCAGCCCAAGCGCCGAGCCTTGAGCTTCATCTTCTTCTGAACCTTCTGCCAGCCCGGTGACTTCGCTTTCACGGCGTCCACTGCGTCGATAAGCTCACGCAGGAGAACCTGTTGTTCGGGCCGTGGTTCAAAAGGGATTACACCCCGACCATCCGCAGTCTTGATCTTGTAGAGCTTGCCTGATGTGAGCCGCCAGAAAGGATCTTCCAGCAGAGCCAATTCACCCACGGTTAATGCGTCGGCTGTCATTTTCGTAGGCGCTTGAGCAGTTCAGCCATGGCATCATTGCCCTTCGCCTCACTGCCCTCTCCGGCGAGATCGTTGTCAATCTTAATCATCGCAGCCTTAGATGGGAACAAAGCAACAGGCCCCATCTTCGTCATCACCAGCTCACAGTCTGGATTGTCCATCCTGGCATCAGATGGCTTAGCTCGACATATACGGGCAGCCATAAGCCTCTTCTCAAGGATCGAGAGCACCGTTCCCTCTGCTCTCTCCTTGGCTTTCTCGTCAACCTGAGACTTAATCCAGGCAATCCTGAGGGCCACCTGAGGAGATCGAGCGAGCGCAGGCCCTTCCGTCTCAATGGTCGCTGCAGAAGCTTTGTTACTCGCGATGCACTGCCGATAAGCCTCAGCAGCGGACACTTCTCCTTGGGCTAAGAGCAGCGCAAACCGCTCATGCTTGGGATTGGATAGAGGCTGGCTTCCGTCGGTCACACATCACGAGGCTAACCACCTGAGGGAAAGTCAAGGCTTACCTAGCAAAGGTCGTCTAGTCCTAAATCTGTCACCATCTATCCTCTTTCCTCCAGCTAGCCACATGCTTGGGATCGATATCTTTTCCCATCGTTTACCGTTCCAAGCTTGATCTCCAGCGAGAGGAAGTTCATCTTTTTCCAGCTCTCGCCACGGCGATGGATGAGCAGGCATGTCGTTAGAGTTGTCAGTATTTTGCATGTGCATTTCTGTCTCGCAGCAACACGGGGTTATAGGGGTATCCGCAAACCCTGAGTCAAGCTGAATCCTTCGCTAGCTCAGGGAATCCGAGTTTCTTTGCCGCCCCCTTGCACCGTGTGCATCGTCTCGTCTCTTCGGCTGGGTGCCACATGGAGCCAAGCGGAATGCGGGCGCTGCAAAGGGCGACGCCGTCAGGTCCGACCAAGTGAGCCCAGTCATGGTGCAGACTGCGCATCCATTGGGGCGGGGTAGGTTTAGCCTCTTCAACTGCAACACTTTTTGCAACGCCCTTAGCTGCCCGAAACCTCCATGATCTAAGGGTTGCGGGCTTAATTCCGAAGCGAGTAGCAACCTTAGAAAGCGCAACGCTCGGATTGCGTTTAATGTATCGCAAGCAGCGGGTTTTGAGGGGTAAGCTCATGCCGCCATCTTCTCTTGAGGTTTCACTGAAGGGGTGATGAATGCGACGGCATCCCGGTCCTTTGGCTCTTTCGGCTCGTCAAAGTCAGAGAGTCCAAGGTGATCAAGAACCCCGTCTGTGAGCTTGTGAATCAAACGCTGCTGTGATTCGTCCAGATCGGACACGGTTTTCCTTGTGAGGCAACGCGCGAAGTATTCAGCGAGGTTGCAGCGTGACACGGTATTGCATCGAAAGCTCAAATCATGGGCAATGGCACGCCGGACAGCAGACACGGCCAAAAGCTCAGCTTGGGGAAGCGAGTGGCCAAGTAACCGGGAAAGGTCATAAGCCTGTCGGTGAATAGCCAATATGTCACTGTCCTCAAGACGAGGAGCGCGGGTGACTTCAGGGATTGCCGCCTGCCAAGCTGCCCGGGCCGCTCTAGCGGCGTCTGTAGTGTATCGGCCTGCGGAGTCCTGATAAAGCAGCCCGCGGCCCTCAGAACGCCACCAGCACTCAAATGCTTGGCGGTGATTAGCGGTCACAGGCGTTCCAGACTTTGGCTTTATCTGCATCGGAGCGTCTTGCTTCTGGCGGAGGGCACGTTTGGGGGAGAAGAGAGGCTGCCCCTTCCGGCGTCCCCAGCGGACAAATAGGGCAACGGTCCCTTCATCCATGTGAACCACCAGGGGCGCAGTGTCGCCAGGGCCTCCAGGGTTTTCCTTGGCCCATGCTTGCGCGAACTCATAGAGGATCTGGCAGAGTTCGGCATTCGTGGAATCCATGCATTCAGAAAGCTGGGTCATGTTGCGCTCTTTAGCGTAGCTGTGGGGCTCGCCCGCCTGCATCCAGGCTTTCACTGTCTTGTTGATCGTGCTCGTTTTCATTGGTCGCGTGTGGGTGTGGGAAATTGATTTTATGATTCTTCAGTTCGGTGGTTATCCAACTCGGCTATGAAGAAGCGTGCCCCGTCAAAGGCGCAGTCGATCACATCTCCAGCCGCAAAGCCGCGAGCCAGTTGCACGATGAGCTTTCGTCGATTCCTGATGATCTCATCTTGGGTGTCCATTTCTGAGGAACTGGATCCGAATTTGACTGTGCCTCTCCTTTTCTCAGCTCGGACATGGACAAGCTTCAGCCACGCTTCGCAATCCATCCCCAGAGCCTTCGATTCTCGCACTGCTCCATCTTCGTTTTCCTGGGCAACTACAAGGCAGGCAATGCCAAGTGTTTTGGTTGCATCACTAAGGCATCCTGAGATGTGAGCGAGCTCACGCTCCCGGTTCCCATGGCTGGCGCGAGTTCGAAGTTTGCCGATCAAATCCACAACAAACAGAACTGTTCCAGACCTTGCCTCTAGGCGCATGTCGGCTACCACATCCTCAACATACTTTCCCGCTGCGTTGTCAATGATGATGAAATCTCCAATGCTATTCTTCAAAGCCGTGATCGCGCGGGAATACTCGTTTTGTTGCTTCCTGTTCACGAATCCATGACGCTCCACCGTGCCGTCAAACTCGGAACTCTCAGAGGCCAGGAAGCGCCCAGCATAGGACACACGCTGAACCTCGTTTGTGTAGATCTTGGCCTTGAAGCCACGTCGGGCGGCATGCTTCACAATTTGGCCAGCCAGCACTGATTTGCCGGATTTGGTAGGTCCAGTTACGAGCCAGTATTCATTCAACCCAATACCACCAGCACGGCGGTCAAGTGTTGGGAAGCCTGTAGGAATGAGCGTTTCTATCCCGGCATCCTTCTTTTGCTGAAGCTCCATCATGTGATCAATATGCTCACTGAGGCATTCTCGAAGAGTTGCCGAGCTCCCCGTATCGAACTTCACCCCATCAAGGGACATCTGCACAATGTTCTGGCAGTCGGTTAACGTTCCTGCTACTTCGCTCTCCATCCTGTCCGTCAGATGCCGGAACATAAGCCGGACCGCGAGAAGGTGACCATGAATCCCTTTACGGAGTGTCCACCGGTCGTGGATCATTTTCAAATACCGGTCGAAGTAGGCAGGGATGACCAAACTACATGCAATTATCGTCGCTTGGCCTTGCCTCACTAGCCCCCTTTCGATCTTCCCTTGATCATTAAGGCGGATATTCAGAGCTACCGATTCCAACGGGATACCCTCTTGATCCATCGTCAGGAGTTCTTCAAAGATCGTGCGTGTCTCGCAATGATAGAAAGCCTCTGGCTGAAGCTTTGCCCTCGCCTCCATGATGCGGTCAGGATCTTGGAAGATGCAGGACAAAAGGCCTTCTTCAGCTTCCTGGCTATTCGGCATGCTCTCGGCAGCGTTTGAAAAGCTAGCAAGAAGTTCCTCAGCGGTAGGGGTTTCATCACGGCGACGGCCGTAACGGCTGCTCTGTTCAGTGATCACTGCCTTGGCCTCCTGTTTTGAGCGCTGCGATGTTCAGAGACGATGCCTGAGTAATTGGCGCAAAAACCCCTGAGAGTTGCAGCCTGCTTAACAGCCCAGGCGGCACGCTGATTGTTGTCAATCTCGCTCCAGCACCACTGTATTCCCGCCATCAGTTCATCAACCGTGAGAGTTGTGGTTTTGAGCAATGTGGCCACTGCTACTCCATCGGCAACCTTGAACGGGTATTTGTCCTGAAAGTGTAGTTCCCATGCTTCAGTGAATGCCCGGATGAACTCATGGTGACGAGCATCTTTAGGCGATCCCGGTTTCCCTTTGGGTTCCTTGCCCCCACCCGACGAGCCTCCTTTTGGAGCCGTCGGTATGTTATCCGAAGATGAAGATGAAGATGAAGATGAAGGGGTTAGGATTTGCTTATCCTGGGTGGTTTGCTTTTGCTTAACCAAAAGCGGGTTTCCGCCCTTCTTTCCTGCATTTTGCCTCACTTTTCGCAGTTCCTCGTCATTGACCATTCTCTTGTTAAAAATGGCTCCATCGCTTTCCCTGCGCTTTGCTACACCATAGGTTACCAGTTTGGTTAAATGGTTGGTTAGGATTTGCTTATCCAAACCGAGTAGACGCGCCAAGGCATCTTCAGGCATAACTTGCCCATTGAGCAGGAGCACGCCGCGTTCTTCTGACTCATGCATGAGGCAGAGAATTTCAAACCACACGCCCCTAGTTTCATAATCGAGAGACTGAACAGCGGGATCTTTCCGCCAGTCTGCTGGATAGAACTGTAGAGATGGTAACTTACCAGAGTTCTTTTTTGGGCGCTCTTTCATTATGCATTCCAGTGTCCGCGCTTTCGAATTGCGGTTTTACATCAACCCTCTCTTGATTCCTCGCTGGGCTTAGAATCCCCTTCAGCGATCATTCGCTTTAGGTTGGCCAATGCTCCATCATCTAAAGGCCTCTCTGCATATCCAGGCTCCTTTCCTTCTGGAGAGGGCAGGAAGAGCTCCTGTTTGATTCCTTGCTGGATTGCTGCGCTTAACTGGATTGCCTCTGAAAGCGTAAAGGTCATTTCAGAGCGTCGATTACTCCCACCCTTGCGGATCGTGAGAACTCCACCCTTACAAAGCACCAACATGCCCGGGATTGCTTGAACGGGCGGAACTTCAGGTATATTGAGAAGGATGCTTGATTCTGGCTCAAGGTCTATAATAGGGTTTTTCATGCGGCCTCCTTGGTGAGAGTTTCAAGGTCTTTGATGATGATTTGCATGACGACTTCGGCGGGATCTTTCAGGCTGTTATCAGCAGCCATTTTCATCAATTTCTCATGCATTCGTTTATTCACGAAAATGATGATCCCCTCGGCGTCTTGAGAGACACTGAAGCCAATTCCGCTCTTACCCTTGAACCGAGGCCAGAGAACCACTCTGATAAACCGCTCAGTGGTTAATGGGTGATACTGATCTAACCTCTGCTGGCCGTGTTCAGTCAGGACAAAGTTTAGATCCTTGGCAACGGTGTCATAGATGAACCTGTCGGCATATACACAGCTCATGCGAGCTTCTTCACTAAGCTCCTTGAATCGTTTCTTGGAGACCGTCACATGGATGTGACCGCTTTTTTCGGCCCGGATGGTAGCGACACCTGATTTAACCTGAATGAACAGGCTTTGAATACGGATCATGCTGCCACCTCCTCAGTCTGGTTGAGGGCTTCATCTTCAGCTTTCCATTCGGCAACGATTTGCTTCAGAGCTTCAACGCTGGCTTCTTCATCGTCCAAGTCCCAGCCTTCAGTTAGATAACCGAAATCGCCAGACATGAAGTCCTCGATAATCTTTTCAACGGCTACCTCGGCTAAGCCATGACCTGGAAGCAAATCCAGAACGGTATCAAGCTGGAGAGCTCGCGCCTCGATGAAAGGGTTCAGAAATAAAGGCCGCTTTCCGAACGACTCGATGAACTGACGCCACGGTTTTGCGGCGTGGACAATGTAAGGATCTGAGGATGAACCCTCGAGCATGTCGAGAGTCTTCAAAAAGTGATCGCGAATCTTGTCGTGACCTTTGCGGATATCCTTGGCGGGTGGTGTGGTGTTGTTACTCATGGTGGTGTATGGGAAAGGGCCCGCCGACGGACCTCCTGACTTGTTTCGAGCCGTGCCTGTTTCCAGCAGTGCAGCCCGTGGCGGGTTGTGTTTCAGAGCCAGCGCGTTGAAGCAGCGAACGGGCAGGCGAGCCGGATCAATGGCCATTGCCACCACCGGAAAGTTGAAGCTGAACAATGGGCGTATTCCCACGTCAGACGTTTGGTTTGGTGCTGGCAAAGCCAGACCTCAGATTGACCCATTCGGCAACAGATGCGGAATGAGTGGAAAGCATTGCTATCAAGAAAGGCAATGAAGGCCGCAGCTTGCCAGATGGTGAAGGTCAGGAGGACACAGGTGAGGAGAAAAAGAACCGTGCTCATAGTGATACTTTTTGTTTGGCCTTCTGGCGTTTGATTTTGTCCTGTGCTTTGAGGGTGGACTGGCAGCGAGTGAGCTCGGCCTCCAGTTGCTCTGCCGTCATTGGGGTTTTGGCGGACTTATTGACCCAGTCCAAGAGTTGCGTGAAATAGACCTTCGTGACTGGCCCCTTGTCTGCATTGACCTGCACCGTGGGAAGGCCATCCTTGATGACGGTGGGCATTGCATCCTCAGTCTTGCCCAAGAAGCGAGCCACAAGCCGAAGTGACAGAGGGCCGGAGATCATGCCGCTTCCTCCGCAGGTTTTGAGGTTGGACTCTTGTTAGGCTCATCATCACTTGTGAGCGGTTCATCATCGCCTAGAGCGATAGCAATCAACTGCTGTCCGGCAGTGCGATGGCGCTTCTTAGCTCGAAATTTAAGACGAGTATGAATGTTGGGTGGCAGTTTGATGACGACTTGTTTCATATGCTCTCGGGTGGACTCCCACCACGCTTGGTTTATCCGGTGGGAGTCCACCCATGTCAATTCTTTTTCATCTTTTTTCACCTTTTTTAATTTGCAAGGTGGGTGTCCACCCGCGACGCTACGGCCAGTTATGCCTAACCAACGAAGCAAGGATAAAGTGAAAGTGAACGTCTGGATGACAGACACACAGAAGAAGCAGCTTGAACAAAAGGCTGCTGATTTAGGCTTTCCCAGTTTGACTGAGTTTCTTCAAGCCGTGGCAAACGGCACTGTGAAAGTCAGCCTCAAGATCGCGCTCCTGTGCTGCCTGATCGCGAAGCTCACACAAAGCCCCACGAGCTGGAGCAGCGCGGAAGTCTATGCTGAGGCTGTCGGCACTGGCCTAACGTGGTTCGGCACGGGAGCCGCTTACGTTTTGTCTGGCCTTTTTGAAGTGGGCAGCACAATTCTTGCCTCCCTGTGATATGAAAACCGAGGATGTGCTTCCGCCCGAATTGATCGATCAACTCAGAGACTTTGGGTTCATCGCGTTCATGTGAACAGCATTGACATTTTTTAATGGAGGTCAAGTTGCAGGCGGTTATGCCGATAATCAGGCCTGAGAACAGAATAGGGAGGGTCATGATTATGTTTCATCGTTGGCGTGGCGTCATTTTCATACCACAGGGACAATAAAAAGCCCGGCCAGTGGTGGAGCACTTGGCCGGGCTTCATGCAGCGGGAACTGAGAGAGCCAGATGACTCAGGCTCCACCCAAAGTTCTTCTGCGGTGAGTAGATACTGACTCCCCAAACCTTATTCCACAAGGATAAAACGATGCTTACCCCTAACTGGTTACACTCGTATATGTGACCAGAAATCGAACAGGTAACGAACAGGAAATAAAGCGGAAATAGTCGGCATTAATCGGCATAAACCGAACATTTTCTGAAACTGGAATGATACCAAAGTGATATGTAAACACTTTTTTTGTGACGGCTAAGCGGCCACCGCAAACCACGCCTTGCCGTCTTCTCTCCGCAGCGGGCGGCGGTAGTGCTTCTTGATGATCGTCTCAGAGTTACCTGTCCATTCGGCCACTTGCCCCTTGCTGACGCCGTTCGCGATCTGATAGGAGATGTAACTGTGCCGCATCACATCGACTTCCCACTTGGTGATGATCTTCGCAGCCCTCGCCAGCTTGCTGATTTTATGTTGTGGATTAGGCGGGCAGCATAGACCCTTCGCATCTTTCCAGGGTTCAAGAAGCTTTCTCGCCAGTGGGCACATAGGGACGAACCTTTGATCCGGCGTCTTCTCTGCTACAGTATCATCGATGTGCAGATAGCCCCGCTTCCAATCAAACAGCTCCCAGCGAACACGCTCAATCTCGGTCGGGCGGGGACCAAACCAACAGCCGATAATCAGATACGGCCGTAGCGTCTCAGGTAGGATAGCTAGGATTGCCCGTGCTACCTCAGAAGTCCAGATCTTGGGATTGGTCCGCACCTCCAGCCTCTCGATAGATGCCGCTGCATGAGGCTCCCCGGGGGCCAGCATCTTCTGTTCGGGTTCCTGGCACCAGTTCAGGAAAGCTTTCCACGTTTTCACGCGGTTATTGAAGGTGTTTCGAGATGGCGACTCATCTCCTTTCACCGGTCTAGCGATCCATTGCTGAAGCACTGGCTTGGTGATTTCCTCCAGCATTACACCGGTGTGAGAAGCATCAAAGGCGGCGAGCTCCTGCCGGGGAGCTTTGGAACTGAACTTCGACATCCCTGGTGTATTGAAGGTTTGGAGATATGAGTCCTTAGCGGTCGCAAATGTCACCTGCACCAAGTCTGCGGCACCACTGGCAAGGAAGTGCTGAACCGCCCTTGGGATACTCGCTCCCTTGAGGCGTGTTTGGCAATCCTCCATCTCACGCAGCCATGCGAAAGCCGGACGATTTCCCGCCAGCTTTCGGACCAGCTCAAGCACCTGAGAATCCTCGATCGTGACAACCCGCCCGCCCTGTTTGCCGGAGATTTCACGCGCCTTTTCTTTCGCCACTTCTACAGCTTCCTTTTCCGTCTGTGCGGTGGTCTGGCGTGGCCTCCTTGCCTCTCTCCAATAGATCACCCATCGGCCATCATTACGGGGGCGGACGAGCACCGTGACACCGCCGTATTTAACCTTCTGCGTTCTGCTTTGTCCCTTTGCCAT